AATTCACCACCACGTCCACCACCTCTAATGTTCTCATTAATGGATTGTTCTTTTTCTACTTTTTCTTTTAGTTTTTCTACAGAGTCTACTACTTTACTACAATTAGATAATGCATTCATTACTTTAGTAATATCATAAATAGGTTTACCCATTCTGTCTTTTAAAGTATAATCTACATTAGCAAAGTATTTACGTGTAGCATCTAATCCTTTAAGTGCATCTTCTAAGAATCCTAATGTTGGAGTTTTTTGTAACTCTTTGTATTTATCACAAGCCTTGTAGATTACATCATCTGGTAACCAACTGGTAGGCAACTTAAGATCTTCTATGATAGATTTACTCCTTATTTCTTCAGGGTATGTCTTATATAATGACTTATAATCTGTACTAAAATATACATACGCAAGTTCTTTAGTAGAGATACTTTTATCTTTGGTTTTGTCTCTTTGTACAATTGCATTAAATTGGTCTATAAGTAAACACTCTGCATTTACTATAGGTTGGTTATTAACTAAATCAAATAGTCTCATTACTTTCCTCTTCTTCTTTCTTTCTTTTATAATGATTTACTTTTCTTTCTGAGATAGCAAATATACCTAAGTCAGGCAATCTTACATTCTTAAGTTCACCTTTCTTAATTATTTCTCTAGTAAAAGTAAATTGACTTTGTACTATTAACTCTATTACTATCTCAGGTAGTTTGTATTTATCTGATAATTGTTTTATAAACTTATTTAAAGTAGGATCACTCATAGCATTCTTTTATAAATATTTCTAACTTATGTTCATGGTCTCCAGGTGTAAGTATTATTTCATATGTATATTGAGGATGGTGCTTTACAAACTTAACAAGTAAGTTCTTGTAGGCTATATGGAGTTTAATAACTTCCATAAGATCATTATATTCATATTTATAATTACCTTCTACCAATGTCTAAAGTATAGTTAATATTTAGTTTATTGTCAACCTCTTCTAATTTAAGTATCAAACTATTCTTAGTAATAAACTTCTTTCTACGCAATCTAAGCATGTTGTTGTTAAACTGTGCTTTTGATATACCCAATAACGTAGTTATTTTAGCTTTGGTTACAGGATTAAAGATAATTTTATCTCTTTGTTCTTTAGATAAATGCTTGTATAACCAGTCTATATATAAGATATTACTTAATACTTCTATTTCTGTTGGATCTAACTTATTAGGCCCAAGTACTGGGTTTAACAGAGAAAGGTATTGTTTATATACCTTATCTCTATCTGTATTTATCTTGATATCCATATTACTCAACTATTTCTCCTAGGATATAACCTTCACTTATTTGGAAGTATGACTTACCATCTAGTTTAAACATTACTGTATTAGGTTTATCTCTAAGTAGAACTCTCATTCCTACTTTAGCAAAAGAGCAGTCTTCAGATATTGCTAATATTTTAAAAGATCTGTCTGATTGTTGAATTTGCATATCCATTGAAAGTAGAATACCTGATTCAGTTTCTTCTTCTCCAATTACAAATGACTTACTTGCTGGTCTGTATTTAATTTTGTTTTCCATCTCACTTATCTCCTATTGTTTATTGTTATATTATTCTTTATCTAAAACTTCTACATCTGTAGTACATATCCAAGCTCCTCTGGATCCCATATCTGGAAAGAATTTAAACTCTAAGTCATAACTTTGGTCACTTGGTGTATAGATAGTAGGAAACTTTTTGTTTATCTTTTCTACTTTGCTTTCACTGTTAATGTGGTTGTATGCATTATTCAACTCCTCTACAGTCAACTTCACTTTTGTTGTTTTCATTGGTTCTTATTTATTAATTAATTTACTAGCTTGGAATCCCATAGTTTCTTGTTTATGGATTAACTTACCAAACTTTAATTCTTTATAATCATCATACTTACCTTTTACATATATCTTACCATGATCTCTATGGTATAAGCAAGTAGTATTTCTTAATACAGTTCCAGTATCTGACCATACTTGTCCTACACTTCTAATATCTTCTATGTAAATAGTTTCCTTTCTTTTAGCGTTCTTCTTTACTAGTGTTTCTTTGGTAGTAAGAATACCATCTATTTCTTCATCCTTAGAATCATAAATATCAGATATTATTACTACCTCTAAAACATCACTATTATAAAGTTCTTTTAACATAGTCTTATATTTAGTTTATTGTATACAAAAATAGGTAGGATAAATCATTTCTGCAACAATTTGGAAGGTTATTTTATGATTAAAGTACTAATCAACTGATACTAAATATGTTAAAATACTACTATAGATAATCTTTCATTTCATGGTCTAATAACCTCATTGCAATTTTGTCAGTACCAAAAGCTTCTAATTGGTCTACCCAGTTTTGCATTTTATCATGCTCTTCTACTTGTTCCTTTAGATACTTAAGAGCTAACTCATATAACATATGATCTGCTTTTTTAAATGCAGCATCAGCTAACTTCTTACATTGAGTACTTACTTCTACTTCATGATCAAAAGACATTTGTATAATCTGAGGCAGTCCTGTAAAATCCTGTTGTGGTTGATCTAACCTAGGAGTTACTGGTTGTATACCAAAAGAAAGAATATAAGTTCTTGCAAAGTCTGCATGTGCCATTTCTTCATCAGAGTATTTATCCCATAATTTAGAAGCATTAACATATCCTTTATTACTTAGGTACATAGCCATTGCTTTGTATACTCTACTAGAGTACTCTTCTTGTTGTATTCTGTAGTTAAGAAAATCTACCATATCCTCAGTAATAAGTGGATTCATAGTTTTCTTAGAAGGTACTGCTGTAGTAGCTCCTTTACTTGGAGTAGCTATACTAGGTGTTCCAGTACTAGCACTGTTTTTCATTGTTGTTGTTAAAGCTTTAAGAAGCTCTTTGTCCATTGCCATTTATTTAATTTATTAATTGTTTATTACGCTACAAGATAATCTGGTTCATACCCTACTACCTTATTATAGACCAATAGTATTACCTTAATACCATTAACTCTAATTTCATTCAATATAGTATCACTATGTATATCACTAAACTCACTTAATTCTTCTACTAATTCTTTATATTCTAAAGGAGTTAGGTTTATACTTAATACCTTAGTTTTTGGTTTCTTATATAACTCCTCTTCAACATAGTTAGTTATATATTCTAACATTGATTCTTCCACTTCATTAATTGTAATTTTGTTTATAATTGAACATAACTATCCCCTTGATTTTGCTGACAGTTAATTGCTTAACTGCGATTTTAACTCCTAAGTAATTTTCAACTGCCGTCTTTAGCCTACAAGGGTAGTTTTACCTACTATTATTCCCTTCCAGTTTACTTTACTTTTAGAAGTCTGTTTTGTAGTTACAGGGGACAACCTTTCTATTATTTATAGATACTAACCCTATGTCTAAGTTCCTAATACAAGTTGTGCCTCAGAACTGATATTGTGGTAAACAATACTACGGATGCAAAACTATATAATAAGAATTTAAAAAGCAAGAGAAATGTGAAAATTATTTTCATATCCATATAGCTAAAAATGTGTTTTCAAAAAAAATTTTATAAAAAATATTTTCAAACATAGCATATGTAGCTGTGTGGGTATCACCCTAGTTGTTAACCCCTACTAAGTTTTGGCGGGGCGGATGCCCCAGTGCCAGCTTAAACTAACGTCTTGACGGTGTGTGGATAACCGTTGTTTTATTATGGCTACTATATGTCTAAGTGCTGAAGCTGTTGAGTTTACAAATGAAGATGGGAGTGTCTTCACAAGCTCACAAGTTACTTTCGCTGACCCTAATACAGGTGTTTGCGTTACCCGCTTAATGAAACCTATGATGTACAAGCTGTACAAAGTAGGGAGTGAGTACCCATTAATCCGTGTACAAAAAGTACAAACAGAGGATTACAAGATTGGGGACAACACCGTGAACACCATTTCTTTGTGCATTATGCACGGAGAAAGCGTGGAGTTTGCTGCGGAGCAAGCTGGGGTTACCTTGCGTAAGCAAGCTGTTGCAGAGCCACTTGTGGAACCTGCAGAAAAGAACAGTGCGGAAGCACTGGTTCCATAACTATGGGGCTATCCTGTGTGTCTATACTTTATGTCTACTCTTTGTGGACATTCTGTATGGACATACGGGATATTTTTTAATGAGGCTTAATAAAAATAGACTCTGAATGTTTTATGTGTATTGATGTGGTTAACTACATCTCACAAACACTTTAACCAAACATTTGGTTTTCTCAAAATATAGTTATATTATATTTAATATAGCTAATAATTACTCTTATCCAAGCAGGTATTAACACCAGAAGATTGATGTATTATTCATCTTCCAATAGGGAAATCAAGGGTTGCAACCTTGTAAGAGTACACTAGGGTGAGTTAGGGAATAATAGTCAACATTCATATTGTCTGATGTATCAGAAATGTTCTACCCTTTCCATTCTTTTTAAATTATTATCTTATTATAACAAGCAGAGTACATTGTACTATTGGATGGACATACACCTGCTTGTTATTTTTTCTTATTATTAATTAATTAAAATACAAACTATGTATACGCACAAAAAGATTACCAATGAGAGGTTTTCCATAAGATTCTGTACAATAGCAGAATATATGGGATTCAAAAGAGTTGGTCCATTTGAGAAGTTACTTAAACAAATGCATCCTCATGCAAAGTTAGCCTTTGCTATGGGACATGCAAGAGTTGCAAGACTTCTTGTGGAGATAACCTACTTTAAAAGAGAGGAACAATAGTACTCTCTTTTTTTATTAATGCATCAATCTAGTTTCACAAGGACTAGCAGTTGTAATACCTGAATAGGTAACAAAAAAAAATAAAAGTAGGCATAATAATAGGCTTTGATAGTATTCATGTAAGGACCTGTTTGAAGTAGCTTTTTTATTACAACTGAATGCAGAGTGATAATTAATAACTAACTTAAAACACATAAAACTATGGGAAAAATAGAAATGCTAGCTATACAATTAGCTAACGCTATTGTTGACAACAATGATAATGTTGAAAACATAGAAGAGTCTTATGCTGTACTTGGTATAGCAATGAATAAAATCTTGACAGAAATTAAACTTGCTCATATGTCAAGAGCTAATGAATTAAGAGAGATGCACTAGCACTCTCTTTTTATTTAACTAATTAAACACACATAAAACTATGGAAAAGATATTTAACATTGCAGCTATTGCAACAATAGCATTTTTAGTAGTAGGAGCTAGTGTATTACTTGCTTCTACATTGTATAACATATTATAAACAATTAAACACACAACTATGCAAAGTGTAATAAGCAAATTTGGAAGAGGTACTATTGTTTTTAATGGTATCCATATTCATTACTTTAGAGTTAGAGTATTGGATAATGAAACTAATTTAAATATATGTAATAAGTATGATTTAAATCCTATTAAAGTAACAGCTTTAAAAAAATATAAACATACTGAAAACAAAATAGTTCAAAATTATTTAGAAATCAATCTTTTATCTACAGATTATAGTTTCTTTACACAAGAAGCACTTAATATCTATAGAGTATTAAGAGAAGTTGCTATGGATAAATTAGATAAGAAGTATTCTTTTATCTTAGAAATGTCTAATCCACATATTTATCATTAATAATTAAAAACACACAAAACTATGAACTCATTTCAAAAAACAACTAAGAGTGGTAAACCTATGATTAATAAACACAATAGTTTACCAATTTATGTTAAGTCTATTAATGCCAGACTTAATTTAATCAAAACAGAATTAGGTATTAAAGAAGAAATCAAGAAACCTCAGCTTACATTCAAGCATGAGGAAGATGCAACTTGGTTAGATAATTATAGAAACAATTTAAGAGAGTAGAAATACTCTCTTTTAATACTATTCTTATGGAAAAAACTTGTATACAATGTGGAGTAATATTATGTGAAAAGAATTGGTTTATATGTGGAAAATATATAGTAAAAAAATGTAAATCTTGTTCAACAAAAACAAAATCTTGTGATTATAATTATAATTCTTTAGAATTAAATCTATTTGCAAATAGAATGTCACGTAATATAAATACTAGATTAAGAAATTTTAAAAAAACTGGAAGAGGAAAAAGAAAAGCAAGATTAGAAGGAAGGCCTTGTGTACAATGTGGTGTTATAATATGTAATAAAAATTGGGTGTTAAATTATTTTAAAGATAAAATAGCATATATTTTATCTAAATGTAAAGCTTGTCATAGTAATTCTAATTCTTGTAATTATAATTATGAATCTTCTGAATTACAAGCTCTTTCAAAAAAAATGTTAAGAATTATAACATCTAAATTACATTATACTAAAAACATCACAGATCCTAATTTTGTAAAGTATAGAAGACAATATAGTTTAGATTATGCAGATAAAAATAAACAACGTCTTTATGAAAAAACAAGACTTAAAAACATGTTCAGGAGTGGCAGATATGCTAGCTCAAACATTAGTAGATTTAAAGAACAAGAAAGCTGATAAGACAGAGGTAAATCTTTGTATCAAAGGTGCGTCAGCAATTACTAATATCTTTGCTAAACAAATAGCATACAAGAAGATTACTGGTAAACCAGGAACTATTGAATACTTTGAGTAATGAAATGGTTAATAATAGGAGTCTTATTACTTAGTTGTAGTAAGGCTCCAGTTAATACAGACAAGGTATATGACAAACATAACTTTGTTTGTTTTATTACTACAACAAAAGATAATAACTTTCATATTGTATATGATACAACTAAGTATATCTTAATACAACAAAACAATACATTAATCTTAAAAAACAAATAAGATGGATATAGACTCAATAAGATTTAATCTAGATGATCTAGAATGTGATATGGACAATGCTAGGTATAAGTATATTAATTTAGTAAATCAACTGTTAGAATATACAGATGAATTACAAAGATATAATGATGAATTAAACGCAATAATTAAAGACTATGAAAGCTACACTAAAAACAGTAACTCCATCTAAGCCATTAAATTTTGTATCTTGGCAACAATATATCAAAGAACAAGTTAGACTAATTAAAAACAAATAATAACTTAAAAACACACATTATGAAAACATCTAAAACAATATATATTATGTTTAATCTAGAAACTAACTTAAGAACATTTGCTTTTTTGCCTAATGTTAAAATAGATATGTTTATGAATAGATTAATAATAGAATGGGGCCCGTTTAATTTATTCATTAAAGGAGCTAGATTATGATAGGTTGTTTCTTAGAGTTTGATTTCTTTGAATATGGGAAATTAAATCCTGAATTTAGATTTGCAGCTGTAATATTTAATTCAGAGACTGGTAATACATTCACTTATTATGTTAATTAAAATGATTAAACAATTATTAAGAAATATATGGGTACATACAATAGCAGTTATATTAGTGTTATTGTGTGTACCTGTAATAATATTGTCATTTATTATTCATCCATTTAAAAAAGATTAATATGAAAACAATAGAAGAAGCTGCATTAAAATTATATCCAGATGATTGGGATAGAAGAGAAAAATTAGCATTTATTGAAGGTGCTAACTGGCAAGCTGAAAGAATGTATAGTGAAGAAGATTTAAAAAAAGCCATTGAATATGGTTATCAATTAAGAAATAACCATAGACCAATTAATAGTGGTATTGATTGGGTAAAAGAATTTAACTCACTAAACAAACAAGATTAATTATGGAAACAAGTTCTAAAGGAGTATTATATTGGATATTACTAATATACTTCATAGTAAGTCAAATAATGACTATAAAATTCTGGATTGAATATGCTAAAGAAACAGATAGTATGTTACAAATAGCAATATTTGGACCTATTATATCTGAAGTTAAAGGTATATTCTGGATATTCTTTATTTAATAACAATAGTCAGGTGGTAGATTGGAATACAAGTTGCCTTAACAGGTCGCTCTAATATGCAGGTTCAAATCCTGCCCTGACTGCTAAAATACAGTGTCAATACAGTGTTAATACAATGTCAAATTTAAAAAGAAATAATATGAGAATGTATAGTAAAAGAAGTACACATGCTTTAATAATAGCATATTTTTCTTTAATAATATCAATTATAAGTTTAATCGCAAACATAATAAAATAGAAACTATGACAGCAAAAGACAAAGCAAAACAATTCATTAATAAGTATTTACATATTAAGGTACTTAAGTTATCTGATTACTCTGTAATAGAGTATCCTACAGCAAAGGAATGTGCATTGATATCTGTTAATGATATTTTAGATAGTATAGAAACTATCATGTTATTACATACAGATAACAACATACTTACTTTAAAGAAGTATTATGAAGATGTTAAACAAGAATTGGATAATCTATGATGCAATTTAAGACTCCAATACCAGTTATTGTAGAAGAAAACAAAGAAGGATACGCCATATATGTTTCAAATAGTGGTACTTTTGAAAATGATATATGGTGTATTGTTCATTGTAATACAGGTATAGTAAGACATTACAGGACTGATCAAATAAAAATACATGAAAATGGTACTTTTGATATAGTTAAATAACTTGTCATATAATGTACAAAAACATGCATTTTTGATACTTTTAAAACACATTATGATAGAAAAAGTAAATAGAAAATCAATGGTCATTAGACCAAGTGGAAGATCTACAGACTTTATTAGTCCTAGTTTTGGTCATGGCTGTTTATATAATTGTGGTTATTGTTATATGAAAAGACATAAACCAGAAGGTTTAGATATTGCTGTTAATACAGGAGATATCTTAACTGCAATTAATAACCATGTATTCTTTACTCATGTAGATAAACCAAATCAGACACATAAAGAATATATTACTTATGATATATCTTGTAATGAAGACTTTGCACTTCATGCTAAATACCATCAGTGGGAAAAGATATTTGATTTCTTTAAACAACATCCTATAGCTATGGGTAGTTTTGCAACTAAATATGTTAATGTAAATCTAATAAACTATGATCCTGAAGGTAAAATAAGAATAAGATTTAGTCTAATGCCACAGAATGTATCTGATAAATTAGAGCCTAATACATCTAAGATAATAGATAGGATAAAAGCTATTGATGCATTTATAGATGCAGGATATGATGTACATATTAATTTCAGTCCAGTATTAGTTTATGGAGACTGGTTAAAAGACTATAAATATCTATTTCAAATGGTTAATGATTATGTAGATTATAAAGATGTGGTAAAAGCAGAAGTTATATTCTTAACTCACAATGAAAATAAACACAAGTATAATTTAGACAATAATATTCCAGGAGAACAAGAATATCTATGGGTTCCTACAATACAAGAGGCTAAAATATCTCAGTATGGTGGTAAGAATATAAGATATAAATACAATTTAAAGAATGATTTTATTAATTCTTTTACTAAATTGCATGATGAAATCATTCCATGGAATACAATAAGATACATTTTTTAATACAAAATTATGATAGAAAAAGGATATGTAGCAGTATTAGATATGCTTACTGAAGAAGTACATATCTATAAATTTTATTTAAGAGAAAAGGAAATGGAAAACTTTATTAAATCTAAAGGACATAATCCTAACTCTTGTACTTATATGGTAATAGATGAACTTAAACTAACAATACATTAAAATGGAAAAAGAGTTTGTAACATACCAACAAGCTTTAGCTCTTAAAAAATTAGGGTTTGATGAACCTTGTATGTCTTCTAGAGATATGAACAATGGAGAAAGTCTTATACAAATACCACTATTCCAACAAGCATTTAGATGGTTTAGAGATGGGCACAATATAGTGCATACTGTATACTCAAATGCAAGTGGTTACATTTGGGAATTACACTATAATAAAGAAAGAGGTGGGACTCATATATGTGATTCAGAGGAAAGTGGAGATTGTGAACTTAGTGGTATGTTCACAACTTATGAAGAAGCAGAATCTGCTTGTATAAATAAACTAATAGAACTTATTAAAAACAAATAACATGGATTTAGAAGATCAAATAAGAAAAAAGATTGGAGATTTAAAATCTCAATTGACAGGTAATTTATTTCAAGATGGAGAAATCCAACAAGAGATATATGAATTAAAGAAAATACTTAACCCTAGAATTGCAGAGCATCCTGAAGAAGATAATGATGAAGGCTGTCTTAATTGTGGTTCATAAAACTTAAAACTATGGCAGGTATATATGGCAATGACCCAATGGATCAATACTGGGAAAAAGAATTAGATAAATATTTGGATTCATTAGATTATGATGATAATGAATATGAAGATGACCAAATAGTATGTCAAAATTGTGGTAATTGTACTACAGAAGACTATTATAGTATATTAGAAGAAGATGAAGAACAATATTTAGTATGTCCTTCATGTGGTCACACATTTAATCAATAGTATATGGAACCAGATTATGAAAGCAGACCATACAAAGTAAGTTTACCAGTAGCAATAACATTAATATTCTTTGTACTTAAAATGACAGATACAGGAATTATTGGTCAATGGTCTTGGATAAAAGTATTCTCTCCTATGTGGATATCTTATCTTGTTGGTCTTATAATGGATAACATATTAAAACTAATAAGAAAATGGAAGATATAGGAGCACCTAGTATGTATGAATTAACTAAATTTATTTACTTATTTAATAATCCAGATGATGATTTTGACAATAATAGTAATACTGATAATAGTAGTTCTATACATGGGACATTCAATGAACAAGATGTTCAGGGAAGCTGATGAAATAGAAGAAAATAATTAAGAAATTACCCTTCTCTGTGGGGCTAATAACAGAGATTTGTGTGTTTTATAAGGGCAGGGTTCATAGCCTGCCTTTATTTTTTATATACACATAACAATAATTTGTAACCAATTAAATAAATAAATAAAAATGAAAAACCAATTTCAAAAAATGATTAAGAGAGCAGCAAAGACTGCAGTAAAGCCTACAACTAAGTCTAATTCTACTAAAAAGAAAGTTGTAGCAACTAAAGTAACTGATAAATCAGTAGCTAAAGTTAAATCAAGAAGTAATGTTCTTGTATTAGACAAACCAACTACCATTAAATACGGTAAGTATACTGTAAAAATTGGTAAAAATGGAGTAACATTAAACTAATTATTAACCAAATTTAATAACAAAGTAGTAAAAAACTTAGTTTAATTTACTGATATTCAACAAAAAATAAGACAAGGCAAGGTTATAAGAGAGGGAACTGGGAAGCCCTCTCTTTATTTTTATCATTGATTTATTAACTTTAAATTTGTATATTTGTGATTAATGTAGCCACAGAATTAGATGTGTATTTAGACAAACTAATACAATCTAGCAGAGAATTCCAAGAGTTTATAAAGACTCCAGACTTAACAATAGACACAGATGATTTATTTTATTGGGGAGAAGAGACTGATTGATAGTACGCTATTTCAATACAGTACAGTAGAAGAATGCTTAGAATATTTTAAAGCACACAAATCTATAGCAGTAGATACAGAAACTAAAGGTAGAGATCCTCATGATAAACCTATTATATGTATCCAAATAGGAGATAAAGACAGACAATATGTAATAGATGTCAGATGTATTAATATTAAGTTGTTTAAGAACTTATTAGAATCTAAAGTATGTTTATTTCAGAACTTTAAATTTGATTATAAATTCTTTAAACATGCAGGTATTAATATAGAAAAGGTCTGGGATACTATGATAGCAGAATGTTGTCTATATAGAGGTTATGAACATCATGGTTATGGTTTACTTGATATTGCTAAAAGATATCTTAATGTAGATTTAAACAAAACAACAAGAGGAGAATTCTTTAAACTAGATTCACAACCATTTACAGATGATCAAATAGAATACGCAGCATTAGATGTTGCATACCTTCATCAAATAGCAGAATTGCAATACAAAGATGCTATAGCAAAAGGTTTAGTAGAATATATTGTATTTGAGTTTGAGGCAATAAAACCATTAGCTGATATAGAGTATAATGGTATGCTAGTAGATGCAAAAGGTTGGGTTAAGAATACTTTTGAGAATGAAGATAAACTTAATGAACTAGAAAAGAGTCTTGATAATGAGTTACTTAATTTGGATAAGAGTTATAAGTATAATTGTTCTACTATCCAAAGTAAAGGGAAAACTAAATTAGTGAGCTTCAATTATGATTTATTTGAGCCAGATAAGGAACCAGAAAGACTTACCAATGTACTATGGACTAGTGACACACAAGTTAAAAAGATATTCAAAGAAGTATTAAATCTAGTTGTAGTAGATAAAGAAGGTAAAGAAACTACTAATTCTAATTATCTATTGAAAGTAAAGAACAAACCTAAATTAGTTACATTATTAATTGAACATAGAGAACTAGCTAAGGCTATATCTACTTATGGTAAAGGTTTTATAGACCAATATCAACAAGCAGATGGTAAAGTAAGAACTAGTTTCTGGCAAATAAGAGACACAGGTAGAGTTAGTAGTGGTGATACCAAACAAGGTTATCCTAATACTCAGAATATACCACAAGATCTACGTAAGTATTTTGTAGCGCCAAAAGGTTATAAGTATATTACACTAGATTATTCTCAACAAGAGCCAAGATTAACAGCACATTATTGTCAAGATCCTAAGTTAATGGACTTTGTACTTAATGGTGATGGTGATTCTCATAGTTTAATTGCGTCTGCAATCTTTTCTAAAATAGAAGGTAAAGAGATAGTAGTAACTAAGAAGAATAATCCATATTCTGACAGATTTAAAATGACTTATAGAGATGTAGGTAAAATGATAAATCTAGGCTTAGATTATGGTAAAACAGCATTCACAGTTAAAGATGATTTAGGTGTATCACAAGAAGAAGCACAAGCATTTATAGATGCTATTAAAGAAAGATTTCCTAAGAAAGAACAATACTTTCAACAAAAGATTAAAGAGAGCTTAAACACAGGTTATATACTAATAGATCCTGTATTAAGATCTAAGACTTTTATTAATGATTATGATATTATGAAAGACTTTGATTATGAAAGTGCTTCTGCAGAGGAAAGAAGAGTCTATTATAAAGCTAAAGGTAGTATTAGTAGAAATGCACAGAATTACCCTATTCAAGGTACTGCAGCATTAATGACTAAGAAAGCTTTATGTCTTATTAGACAGTATTTTATTGATAGTAAAGTAGATGCACAACTAGTTAATTGTGTGCATGATGAGGTAAATATAGTGGCAGAGGAATCTGTTGCTGAAGAAGTTGCTAAGAAATGTTCTGAACTAATGGTAGAAGCAGGTAAACTATTTTGTAGTACTGTTCCTATGATTGCAGAGCCCGTAATAGCCAACAATTGGTCCAAATAATTAATAACTAAAAACAAAAACAAATGAAAACAAAAGTAACAGTATTCTTAGGAGCATCAATTTTATTTACACTAGCAGTATTGTCTAGTTGTGGTAATGTATCACATGAAGAAAAAGCAGTATCTAATGATTCTACAGTAGTAGATAGTATAGTTAAAGATACAGTAATCATTGATTCTATTAAGTAATTATGACAGATTTAACCAGAGCAGTAAAGCTCAATAAAATGCAAGATGATGCTTCTACTGCCTGGATTAATTCTGGTGGTAGAGGTACATTAGAATTAGCAACTGGTACTGGTAAAACAATGACATTCTTTAAGTGTTTGTACAAAGCAAAAGAGAAGAAATGGATTAAGAAAAAAGATAGTGTATTGTTCTTAGCTGAAGTAACAGACAGAGAACAAACTATTAGGGATGATGCTGCTAAGTTTAAACAGTTATTTAAGTTAGATGTTTTATCAGATTTTAACTTTGAATTTGCTTGTTATCAATCAGCTTATAAATGGCAAAACAAGAATTGGAAAATAGTAGGTGCTGATGAAGTACATGATTCCTTAAGTCTTAAATACAGTACTTTCTATGAAAACAATACTTATGACTACATAGTAGGATTAAGTGCTACAGTAGACATAAAAGCTAAAGTAAATGAAGACGGTAGTGTACTTAAAGGAGATTTATCAAATCAACATTTTCCTGTATGTTTTACTTATACAGCTGAACAAGCAAGAACAGAAGGAGTATTACCACCAGTTAATATCTATGTTATACATAATAAACTAGATAGTTCAAATGCTACTATTAAAGCAGGTAGTAAACTTAAACCATTTATGCAAACAGAAGCAGCTGCATATGCTTATAAAAGTAAGTTATTTCAGCAAGCAATGTTTGTAAGAGATCTCAAATTAAGAGAGATTAAAATCAGAGCAGCTAGTGCCAGTAGAGCTAAATTACTCTATGAATTACCTAGTAAAATAAATAGTACAAAAACTTTGATAAGAGAATTAGAAGCATTAAATTTACGTAATATTATCTTTGGAAACAGTCTAAATGCATTACATCAAGTTACTTCTAATGTAGTAGCTAGTAAAGATGATACTGGCAGTGCACAAACAGACGTAGACAATGAAGTTATCAAGAATAACTTTACAACTGGTAAGATAAATACTGTAGGTTCTTTTAAAAAGTTAAAACAAGGTGCTAATTTACCTGATCTTGATTGTGTTGTATTAATGTCTTATTATTCTAAAGAAAAAGATATTGTACAAAGAACAGGAAGATTAAGGTTTAGGGAAAATTTTGTAGGTAATATCATTATCTTTTGTACTCAAGGTACACAAGAAGAGAAATGGTATTTAGACATGATGTCTGGTATGGATTTAAGTACTGTTAAACATTGTTATAGTGTACAAGATTGTATATCATTAATTAAAAAATCCTAAACTTATGAACAAGCCTTCAAAACAAGAGATAGAATTGGCTATCAATTTAACTAGAATAGCATATGATTCTGTAATATTTACAGATCCTAGTATGTTATTGGATATTTTAAACTCAGAATATGAGTGGGAATTAGAATTAAAAGATATCATACAGTATACTAGAGAATTATCTATGGATGAAGAAGATTATAGATTGATTTACAAACATATTTTATGAAAAAGAATTTTAGTTTTAAGGAAGTAGAATGTTTTACTTGTTTAGGTAGTGGTTATATTTTTGAAGGTGAGGATGAAAACAAAGCAGATTACATTAAGTGCCCTGAATGTGATGGACATGGAAATCTGATAGTTATAGAAGATGAAGAGTTTGAAGATAGTAATAACTTGTTTACCTAATAATAAAACATATGGAAATTAAAATAAATTTAGAAGAGATATTGGGTTTGAAAATAAATCCTACTCAATATCTTCTTTTATATTTAAAGTATCACAACAGTAATATACTTGATCACACATTAGTAACAGCACTTAATATTAATAAGAATGATCTAATTAAATTAGAAGGTCTTGGGCTTATTAAGATTACTAATGGTTCTTTACTTGATTTTGTATTAAGAGAACCAGCTAATAATTTATTCAAAGAAACACCAGAACATAAACTATTTTATGAATTCTGGAGTACATATCCAATGAAAGTTCCTAATGGAGCAGGTGGATATAGAATATTAAGAGCTAAGGATCCTAATTCTCAATCAGCAGAAAAAGTAAAAGAAAAGTATCTAAGAATAATTAAAAAACCTGGTAAACATAAACAAATTATAGAAGGTTTGAATAGTTATTTAACAGAGTATAGATCAAAAATGCAATACCTTCAGGGTGTGGAAGTATTTTTAAACCAAGCAACTTGGGAGAAATACATAGGAGTAAGAGACGTAGAGATGGAAGGTTTTAGCAATGATATTTGACAATGTATTAGAAGAAATCAAAAGAGGTCAAGAGGGATTAAACAAAGGATTGCCTCATGGACTAACAAAGCTCTCCCAATTTTTACCTAACGTACAACAAAAAACTTATTATCTTGTAGGCGCATCTACTGGTTGTGGTAAAACAACTTTAGTAGATCAAATGTTTATGTATGAACCTTTTGAGTATATAAATAACACACCTGATTGTGAGTTTACTTTAGATATAGATTATTTCTCATTTGAGATTGATAAGATAACTAAGATAACTAAGGGTGTTAGTAGACAACTATTTAATAAATATAAAATAGTAGCTGATGTTAATTATATTTTATCAAGAGGTGAACATAGAGTAAGTCAAGAAATCTATGACAAAGTAATGGAATGTAGAGATTACTTTGAGAAATTAGAAAGCAGTCTTACAGTCTTTGATATGCCAGAAAATCCTACAGGTATTAATAAATACTTATACCGTAAAGCTGAGAAGTTTGGTAAAGTATATAGAAAACAAGTAGAGAAATTAGATGAGAATGGACATACTGTAAAGTTTGATGTATTTGATAGGTATGAGCCTTTTGATAAAAATAGGTATCATATAGTAATCATTGACCATATTAGTTTATTACCAGAAGAACGTGGATATAATACAAAGCAATTAATAGATAAGATGTCTCAATATCTTGTACTACTAAGAAATAACTTTAACATTATACCAGTAGTTGTTCAGCAGTTAAACTATGATATCAATGATCCTATGAGAGCTAAAACTAACAGATTAACTCCTATGTTATCTGATTTTGGTGATTCTAAGTATACTACTAGAGATGCCAATTATGTATTAAGTTTATTTAGTCCTATGACTTTTGATATTCAAAACTTTGCAGGTTATAATGTAGAGAAATTGAAAGATAGGTTTAGATCATTAGAAATACTTAAAGGCAGAGATGGTGGTATAGGTACAAGAGTAGGCTTAGGTTATTTAGGTGAATCAGGTGTATTTAAAGAATTACCAAGAGCAGATCAAATGACAGACTTACATTATGATGGTTTAATTAAATTAGGTAAATAGTATGGTAAAGAGAAAAGAATTAGACAATGTGATTATAATTAATCCTTCTAATACAAATGTAACTTATGCAGATAAATTAGAACAATTATGTAGTGATGAAAGTATATCACGTGTATTTGAAACTGGTGCTAAGAGAGATAGTAATAGTAATAAACCATTTATCCATAACTTAAAAGGATACACTAGACAGAGATATGGTTATCATACTAACTTAGGCAGTGCAAAATACGGTGATGGTAACTTCTTAAAAGGAATTCCAACAGAAGTAGCATTAGAGTCTTTAGATAGACATCTAGCTGCATTTATGGAAGGAGATAGATCAGAAGACCATTTATCAGCTATCATATTTGGCGCTCAATTATGCATGTTAAATGAACAAAAGGAAGGAATACAATCAGATTTTTATTTTAAACAACAATTAAACAAACAAAAAGATGAAGAAAGAAGAGAACAACCAGGAACAAATTGGACAGACGGAAGAGGTTACTAGAATTTATTCTGTAGAAGAAAGAGCAGAAGCAATTGCTGCATTAACTGCATTGGCTAATATTGCTAATAGTAAGTTTACATTACCTAAATGGTCTCAGAATCATGGAAGTAAACAACCTTATATTATTGGTTCTACTGAACTAAGTTTATTTAGTCAAGAAGAACTAGGAGCAATAAAAGAGATTTCTAAAAAGTACATTCAAACATTAGCTTAATTATGGCAATTACACTACCTACTGCTAAAGTGGCTGCAGAGAGACTAAGTCCTAAAGTGTTTATAATGTATTCTCTTCCCAAAACTGGGAAGACTACATTATTATCTAAATTAGATAATTGTTTAATTATTGATTTAGAAGATGGTAGTAAGTATTTAGATGCATTAAAAGTTAAAGCTAATAATCTTGCTGAGTTAACAGAAATTGGTAAAGCTATTCATGCTGCTAAAAGACCTTATAAATATGTAGCAATAGATACTGCTACTAAATTAGAGGAATGGGCAGAAGCAGAAGCAACTGTTAAGTATAAAGCAAGTGCAATTGGTAAAAACTTTCAAGGTAACTCTGTACTAGAATTACCTAATGGTGCTGGTTATCTGCATTTAAGATTGGCAATGAAAGATTGGATTGATAAAATCTATACTCTTGCTGATAACATTATTCTTGTAGCACATCTTAAAGATAAATTTACTGAACTAAAAGGTAAAGAAGTAAGTGCTAAGGATTTAGATTTTACAGGTAAAATTAAAAATATTATCTGTCAAAATGCAGATGCAATTGGCTATCTTTATAGAGAAGCAGAAGGTATGAAAATTACTTTTGAGTCTAAAGAAGAGATTACATGTGGCTCTAGATGTGAGCACTTAAAAGGTCAAACATTTGAGTTTGCATGGGAAAAAATTTATATTGATTAATTAATAAAACAACATTAAAAACAACTTAAAAAAAAACAAATTATGGCTATTGAATTTAACACAAGTGAGAAAGAAGTAATTGCAGTTAAAAAATTGTATTCAGGTATTACTAATATGCTAGTAGTAGCAGTTAATCCAACTATGGAAGAAGCTGCAGGATTAGGTATAAGAATGCAACAAGAACCTATTTATGTAACTGAACAAGATGGAACTACATCTGCAAGGATTGAATTCCATTTAAGAAACCCAGAGAAGAATATTAACACTAAAATTGTTTATTGGTTAAAAGATAAACAAAGAGTTTCTAAATCTGGTAAAACTCAGTATATTAACAAATATGGTAAAACTGCTTGGGCTGTTGATGCAGAAGCATTAGATGCTAATGAGTATTATGTTAATGAAGGTACTAGAAAAGCTTATGATGGTGAGGAAGGTATAGTTGATACTTTTATCCGTAACTGGGTAAATGCAGAGTATAATACTGCTGCTAAAAAGTATTCTACTATATTGCCTGATACTGCTAAGTTCTTTAAAGGAGATTTCTCTGAGCTTAAAAACATCTTAAAAGCTATTCCACACAATGGAGTAAGAGTTTTATTAGGTGTTAAAGATGGTAAATATCAAGATGTTTATACTAGACATATTGAGAGAACTTATCAGAAATCTAATAATGCATTTATCAAAGCATTAAATGATGAGTATGGTCAATTTAAATCTGAGTTTAATTCTGATTTGGATTTAGCTGAATATACTGGAACTATTGTAGCACCTGAGAAAGATGCTATTGGTGGTGTTGATCCTATAACTGCTATCTTTGGTTAGTATTTAGTAGTATAGGCCAAGCTAATAAGTGGATAGAGTTAATCTTTATCCACTTTTTTTAGCTTTAACTCTTAATAAAGTGTAGTATGATTGAGGTAAGACGGGTAATAACAATAGAAGACATTCTATTAAGAGTGTCAGAAGAAGACATATTTAGATATTATATTCCAAGTTTAAAGAACTTAGATGAAGCTTTTTGTAGTGAATTAAGAAATGATGAAAAACCAACTTGTAGAGTTACAGAACTAGACAGAGGTGTTTATTATAAAGATTTTGCTACAGGAGAATTCTATGGTTGTTTTCAGTATGTAATGAAAAAGTATTCATACAACTTTGGAGAATGTTTAAATAAAGTAGCTTCTGACTTTAATCTTGACTTTAGTACAGACAAGAAAGGTAAGTTATTAGATCCTGATAATGTAATCAAAAGAATAAGAAAGAAGAATGTAGACATCAAAGTTAAATCTAAAGAACATACTACTAAAGACATAGCATTCTGGAATAAGTTTGGTATTACAAAAGCCACATTAGACTTATATAATGTTAAGTCATTAGAATACTATTGGGTAGAAGGAAATAGATTTCATGTTAAAGATGAATATGTTTATGCTTATTCTTATGGTAACTATTTGTATAAGATATATCAACCATATAACACAGAGTGGAAATGGATTGGTAATATCAAAGCAGATGTAGTACAAGGATATAAACAATTGCCTTTTGATGGTGAATTATTATTTATAACATCAAGTTTAAAAGATGTAATGACTCTTAAAGAGTTAGGTTATCTAGCTGTTGCTCCTGCCTCAGAATCTACATTAATACCAGATAAGATTATTAAAGAGTTAAAGATAAGATTTGAAAAGATCTATATATACTATGACAATGATAATCCAGGTTTAAATTTAGCTAAAGTAGCAAGTGAACAATATCAACTACCTTATATCTATCATCCTATTTGTTTTAAAGATAAAGATCCAAGTGATTTGTATAAAAATCAAGGAAGAGAAGTAGTAATAAACACTATTAATAAATTGATACAATGTATGTAGAAGATAAATATGCAATATATCACTATGCAAAAACTTCTGTTGATGATAATGAATTACGTTATTTTTATAAAGATAGTATAAAAAGAGAGTATGTATTTTATACAAATATAACTACTCTACATTATGTAGATTTAGACTTATTAGAGAATAAAGATACTATTTTACATATGATGTATAGTGATAATATAATAGACAGACAATTAGCTTATGAAATATTAAAAACAAATGGATGTATTACAGAGCGTAAGCAAGATAAGTAGGGCATTAATGATTAATGAGCCTTTTTATGGTGTATTTATGAGCACCTTAAATAAAAAAGTAGATCCTAGAGTACCAACTGCTGGAGTAGGAAAGCAAGGTATTAATACAGAATTAGTAGTTAATCCTACATTTTGGGAAGGTTTAACTGAGAATACAAAGTATGGAGTTCTTAAGCATGAGTTATTGCATATATGTTTCTTTCATTTAACATTGAGAGATAAGTATAGTGATAAACTATTGTTTAATATAGCTGCAGATATTGCAATCAATCAGTTAATAGATCCTAAGTATAAAACCTCTGACTTTTTGCATATACAAAGTTTTCCTGAAATAGTTCTAGAGCCTTTAAAGGATACAGATTATTACTATAAGAAATTATTGAAGGATAAAGACAAGAGTGAAACACTTAAGAATATGCTAGCAGATCCAGAGTTTGCAAAAGAACATGCAACTTGGGACCAGTTTAGTAAATTAAGTGATGCAGAAAGACAATTAATAGATAGACAAGTAGAATATCAAATGAAAGCTACTTATGAAGCTGTTAAAAACAAAGGTAATGTACCAGGAGAATTAAAAGGATTTTTAGATAGACTATTAAATCCAGAACCAGCTAAGTTTAATTGGAGAAGTTATCTTAGAAGATTTGCAGGTGGTAGTAATAAGATATATACTATCAAAACACGTAAAAAAGATTCTAGGAGATATCCAGGCAATCCTGCGCTAAAGATTAAAAGTAAACGGCATATCTTAGTAGCAATAGATACTAGTGGATCTGTAAGTGATGGTGAATTAAGTGAATTTATGAATGAAATTCATCATATTTATAAAACAGATACAAAAGTTACAATCATTCAATGTGATGCCAAAATACGTGGGGTAGAGGAATACAAGGGAAATCCTCAAATAGAAATAAAAGGAAGAGGTGGGACTGAATTTGATCCTGTTATAGAGTATTATAATGATAACTATGGCAAGTATTGCAGTCTTATTTATTTAACAGATGGTGAATGTAATTGTAGTATACAACCTAGAGGTAAAATGCTTTGGGTACACAGTACAGTTTCACCTATAAATGAAAGTCTTCCTGGTTATAAAATTCAATTAAACTAAAACATTTAAAAAACCTTAACAATGAGTCATATTAAGTTAAAATCAACTGAAGTAAAAGATTTCTTAAAACATATTATAAGCAATAACCAAGACCTTCAAAAAGAAGGTAAGAAAACAGTAGCTGTAGAAGTTATTGGTGAAGCTGGTTTAGGTAAAACTAGTAGTATACAACAATTAGCTAAAGAACTACAACTTGACTTTGTTAAATTAAACTTAGCACAAATAGAGGAATTAGGTGACTTAGTTGGTTTTCCAGTTAAGCAATTCCAAATGGCTAAAGTAACAGAAGATGTTATACCTGAAGTTAACTGGGTAGATGAAGTAGCTATTGCTTCTTATGAGAAAGAAGGATATAGACTAACAGGTAAGAAAAGAATGTCTTATGCAGCACCAGAATGGATTGCAGATAAGACTGAAGGAGGTATTCTATTATTAGATGACTGGACTAGAGCAGATCAGCGTTTTATCCAAGCATGTATGGAATTAATAGATAGACAAGAATATATCTCTTGGAAACTACCTAAGAACTGGCATATAGTACTAAGTGCTAATCCTGCTAACGGGATATATACTGTTACTGAGATAGATGAGGCAGTTCAAACTAGGTATATCAGTGTAGAGTTAACTTAGTTTTATCAATAATAGATTAGATAAACTAATCACACCAAAAGAAATGTTTTCTGCAGCAGAGGATACTTTAAGAACTAAACTAAGAGAATTAGTAGGTAGTACTAATCTAGGTACTTATAGAGCAGATATTGCATCTGTATTATGTACTAGAGCAATAAACTACTCTGTAACTTTCTCAGAGAAAAACAAAATAGAGAAAGACTATTTAGATAGAATAGAAATGCTTATTATGGAAGATTATTTTGGAGCAGATCTTAACTATCATATGGTTAAATCACTATTTGCATGTGGTCAAAAATTTAAAATGTTAACATTAAGACAAACTTTAACTAAATACATTATAGCATAATGATACAGATACAAGAATTTCAGGTAAAAACAAAAAATAATTGGGGAGATAGTACTCAAATATATTCTGGTATAACAGAGGCTGAAAAAAATACTATTATTAAATGGTTAGAAAGTAATCAAACTTCTTTTAATGGCTTTGCAGGCAAAGTATTCTTTATGAAAGATGTTACTTTTCCTAGATATAAGTTTACTGATTATGGTAGAAACAATAATAATATTGTACAAACTACTAGAACAACAGCTTATGCAGATGCAGTAGTAATTGATGTAAAAGAATGGATAAGTTTTTTAAATGGAAGACTTCATACTAGAGTTTTACAACATATTGGTGTTACTGTAGATGAAAAGAATGAATATATACAGTTTTCAAATGAAACTGATTTAAATTCTGCGCCTAATTTAAATAGATATGTTTATGTTCACTGTTATGGTAATACTAAAACTATTTTAGAAACTATAGTACAAGCTTATAATGAGTTTGCAGGAACTAAGATAATTAATGTATTTGATTTAAATAGTGTAATTAACAATCAAAATGGTCCATTAACTGCTGATATAGTACAACAATTAACTCCATTGCTTAAGTCTAATGATCAGGAAACTGTTAAGTTAGGTATGGAAATGATTACTAATTATGATTTAGAAGCAAGTTTATTACATCTTCTATTGATTGCAAATGATTGTGCAAATAATATGAGATTTAATAACTATTGGTCTTCTACTAATTTTAAATCTTTTAGGGATAAATTTAGACAAATTACTCATAATTATTTTGAGAATTTTCAAAATCATGGTGTAAATGCTATTGTAAGTGAGTTTTTAACTAATCCAAAAGCTTTAATATTAGAAGATGATTTTAATTATATTAATGCTTTAGTATCTGAAGAAATCAAATCTACTTTTACAATGGGAAAAGATGGTTATGTGTTAACTGATTTTAAGTTTAAATTAAATATTAATGAAGATCAGATTATAAGAAAACCACAAATTGTTGAACAAAAAGAAGAAACAGAAGAAATAATTAATTCTTAATAATAATAACTAACCTTAAAAATTTAAAACTATGAATGAGATTGTAATTAAAAAAAGTGAATTGTTGACTATGAAATATGGTTTAGGTAAATCAAATGAAGATATTGCCTTAAAGTATAACATTAGTAAGAAAGAAGCTATTGAAGCTTTAGAAACTTTTGGTTTAATCAAGAAAAGAAATGGCGCAAGTACTGCAAAGTATACTATCAGATTAATGGATGACGTTGCTGAGATTAATACAGTACCTTCTGTAGAGGAAACTCCTGAAGTAAGGCCAGAAAATGATTATACATTTAACGCATAATAACATAAATTAGAGAGGGGTTGAAAAATTCCTCTCTTTTTTATATATTTGCATAACCAAAAAAACTATTTTATGAATAAGACAGTAAGAAAATCTAAAACAAAAGTAGAATTTGTACCATTTAATCTAGATAGTAAAATTAAATTTATTGGCCAAACTCTTAGAAATGAGTTAGTTAAAGATAAATTCTATTATGTAGAAGATATTAATGATGCAGATTATACTGTAAAGATTACACAAGAAAATGATAAGTCAGCCTGGTGGCCAGCAGAAGCATTTACACTTGTAAAATAACATAAATAGTGAGAAAGAGGGGAAGATCTGTGAAGAATAAAAATGAATTACCTGCTGCAAAGCCTAAGTATAAAAATACTGGAAAAAGGAATAGAACTGCTGGTCAAAATTATGAGAGACAACTAGCAAAAGAGTTCAGAGACTTAGGCTATCCTTATTGCAAAACAAGTAGGCAAGCTAGTAAATTATTAGATGACTGTAAAGTAGATTTATATGGTATTCCTTATAATGTACAAGCAAAGAATGTACAATCAGGTGTAAAGTATAAAGAGATCTTTGACAGTATGGTAGAATTATTAGGAAAGAATATGCCAGAAAGATTGCCATTTCCTAATGTTATATTTCATGAAAAGAAGGGAGAAGGTGAATTGGTAATTATGACAAAAGATACTTTTTATGAATTTATAAAATTACTACATGGAACAAAATAACATAACATTAATAGATGCAGATTTTCTATTATTTGTAGCCACACACAACAAGAAAGATGAAGAAATAAAAACTTTTGAAGAAGTATGTGAATTTGCAGATAATATGATTTTAGACATTTTAGATAGTACAGGAGCTCAATCTTATATAGGAGCACTTACTATAGGAAAATGTTTTAGATATGATATATATCCTGCTTATAAAGCTAATAGAAAAGGACTAGAGAAACCTGCATTCTTTAATGAATTAAGGGATTATCTTATAAATAAATGGCTTTTTGTACATCATCCTGGCTTGGAAGCTGATGATATTATTAGTATTATTGCACGCAAACATCCAGAAGCAATGATTTGCAGTATGGATAAAGATTTACAGCAAATACCAGGATTACATTTTAATCCAAAAACAAAACAAGTTAAAGATGTTACAAAATCTGAAGCTGATTTGTTATTGTGGAAACAAGTAATTACTGGTGATAGTACTGATAATATCAAAGGTATTCCACGTAAAGGACCTAAATATGTAGAAGGACTATTTGAGAATATAACTGAAGATAGTAAGTTATATGATATAGTATTTAATGCATATGTAGAAACTCTAGGTGTACATAAAGGTATTATAGAATTCTGTCTTAATTATAGGCTAGTTAAATTGATTGATGAATTAGAATTTGGATTTGAATATCCAATATTAAACTTAGTAGGGGAGATAAGTGATGGAAAGACCAAAGAAATTTAATAAATCTACTTCTTATATATTACCAATGATTGGTAATCATATAACAGAATTTATGGGTAAATCAGGTGGGCCAAAGCAATTTAGAAATGCATATATTGCATCTTCTGATAAACCAGAATTTACAGAACATTTGTTTTTGTTATATGAATTTTCTGCAGACACTACTTTTTTGATGTTTGAGGAAAGATTAAAACTAAATCCATATTTTATAGAGTCCTATGAACCTGATTACATGCATACAATGTTTGTATTTAGTATTCCTATGGAACATAAAGTAGATTTTGATAACTATAAGATGGGTAGGTATAGTAAATTTAACAATGAATATAAATTACATTTAATGAGATTTCATAGTATTGGTGAAAATCATCCTGTAATGCAAACTTTAACAAGAGCAGAAGAGAGATATCAATATTGGGAAAAGGAATTGAATGTTAAAATAGACAGAAAAGCAGAGGTGAGTTCACCTCCAGATATGGCATTAAGAATTTTAGTTATGAAACCAGTAAAAATTAAGAGATTATTTTTTGATATAGAAACATCTCCAAACATAGTATTTTCATGGAATGTTGGGTATAAATTACAAATAGGACATGACAACATCTTAAAAGAAAGAGCTGTTATTTGTATATGTTATAAGTGGGAAGGTGAAGATACAGTACACTCATTAGAGTGGAAAAGAGGTGATGATAAATCTCTTATTACTAAGTTTTTAAAAGTTATATTAAAAGCTGATGAAGTTATTGGTCATAATGGAGATAACTATGATATTAAATGGTTTAAGACTAGGGCCCTATTTCATGGGGTTCCTAGCTTACCAGATATAAAATCAATAGATACTCTAAAACTGGCAAGAAAAGGATTTAGATTTAACTCTAATAAACTTGACTACATTGGTAAATTCTTAGGACTTGGACAAAAATTAGAGACTGGTGGCTTTGGCTTATGGAAAGATATTTGTATCTTTAATAATGCAGAAGCAATGCATAAAATGGTTACTTACTGTAAACAAGATGTATTACTACTTGAACAAGTATTTCAAAAACTACAAGGTTATGGTAAACCTAAAACTCATGTTGGTGTATTAAAAGGTAAAGATGCTTGTAGTTGTCCTTATTGTGCATCAGATAATACAATTTCTAATGGTAATATAGTAGCTGCATTAGGTACTATTAAGAAGAAAATGAAATGTCT